TAGCGGCTCCAACTCTGTGTTGAACTATTATTACTGGCATAACGCTCAGTCTCAAAATAAGGAGGACTCGTAAAATAAAAGTCAAACGTATTCGCATACTGATTCCAATCGACATCTTCGCTAGGAAGATTGTATATGATGACATGCTTAGTGCCGATACAGATGAAGTGATCACCGTTATCACGCAATATAGGATTACTACATCCTAATATTTTTTCATATTGAACACATTGATCTTTATATGTGTTATATACTTCAGGATTAGGATCACAACCTACATATAATTCTGTAGATTTCGTAGCATAGAAGCCCGCCAATCTATCTCCCCAACCACAACTAGTGTCTAGTACTTTACGTGCGTTGTGCTTTTCATACAATGCCTTAGCCACGTTAGGTTTGAATTGTGTAGCAGTATATGTACCAATACGAAATGCGCTACGGAAAGTGTTCTCGCAAACGTCACTTTTACCTAATGTGCCTAGTCGCCAAAAGTGCCAATTCATGTCGTCAAGTAACTTGCGGCTATGCCATATATCCCATGGACTGCTACATTGATTGCTTCCACATTTCATGCGATTTTCTTGTTGGAAGTAATTGCTTACGCTGTTGTATGTGTGTGATTTATCAATCACGCCCAAAGGCTTGTCTGTATATTTGTATTTGTAGTCTGCACGTTCAAATACATCAGAAGGATTAGGATACTTATATTGATCTAACATACTAGTTTTAATGAACCTATCGAACAGTTCAATCATTTCTGTATGACCAATCTGCTTGCTAGGAAATGGTAGATTGTTAGATACGATATAATCTGTGAGACTATCCTTGATATCTCTTTTACCATATTGCTGTATGAAGTTGCGCCATTCACTATTAGGCACATGTGGTATACCGCGGCTATCTTGGTATTGTTTGAAATAATTAAGAATATCTGGTATGATCATCTTATGATTCTAACAGATATGTAGACGTTTGTAAAGTCACTTTGGATATATGTCTGGTTCATCTCTGCACCTGCACTGTGCTTTGATCCTACAACTAAGCCATCGCTGTGCGACAAACCTTACACCAGAAGGTAGGGCGGCTGTGATTATTTATACTTTTTCTTATAGAACTCTTTCAACCAAGCCCATTCATATGACTTCTTGAGTTCTTCGATATCGCCTGTGACACTATCATAATACTCTACAGCATCTTGTGCACCTTGTATACAATCTTGGGCATAATTACCTTCTGCTATACTGAGCCATGCATTCAATCGTTGTTCTGCAATCTCACTATAATCACTCTTTAGTTTGATCACTTCACGGAAGGCTGTGCGCCAAGTGCTGTATGGATCAGTGTTAAACGTAGCGACACCACTGAGCATGTCTATACTCTCATGTGGGTCGTCAAGCGTAAAGTCAAGACCCTTACCTGTGTTAGCAAGTGTTAGTTTCTTGTTATATGCGATCAACGCTTGGTGACCATATACAAGTTTATTCAATGGGTTAGTCGCATTAAAGATATAATGCTTGGGTATCTGCAATCTATCTGGTTGCCAGTTCCAGTCAAACTTGTTATTGACTTTGAGTTTAGCGAACACAGTGAACGCCCAAGGTGTCTCGCTTGCTTCTAATGCCGCATGATAGCCTTGAACACGACCATCTACGCCGTCTACACGAACGACACGATTGCCTAGACCTTTAGTGACTGCTAATAAGTGTTCATAATTTTCGTCTGCGCACAATTCGCCGTTGCTGAGAAATACGATGTCAAGTGGTTTAGATTTACTTAACTTGCTAGCAGTCTTGATGTATGGATAATCGTACAATTCATTCTTGACGATTTCCTTTGCTTCTTTAGGTACTACTATACGGCTACCACCAGTCGTAGTTACTAAGATGTTCTTGCTTTCATCGTCCCATAGGCTGATATGTTCTTGATCTGTTACTGTGATTTCCTCAGTCTGGAAGATAGCATATGGATAGTTGAATTCTACATCTAAGTTTCCTACATGCGTATCTGATTCTACACGGAACGAAGGAGCCGGGAATCTTGTAGTTTTCAATGCTGAATTGTAATTGACTTTAGGATATGATTGTAACTTCTCTAAGTTATCGATGATATCTTTAGTCATGTTCACATCGATGAAGAATGAGTCACCGAACTTCTGATTGTTGCTCGGGAACACATGCAAGTTATCTTTGCTGAACGGATCAACGATATAACTGAAATCAAAGTTTGCATAATCACATATGCTTGAGCATATCCAAATATAATGTTCTTTCTTAGGAACAATATTGGATACAATGTTCTTTATCGTAGTCAGATAATCTTTATCATATTTGACTACGTTGACTGACTTGCCTGAAGCCCTAGCAGTCAAATGTGCTTTGACTTCTTCGATATTCTTATTACCATGATCGACTAAGAATATATCATACAGGTTGCCAGTGGCTTTCGCTCTGCGATCCTTTACGAAATTCAAGTTGCTCAAGTGTTCAATGATCTTGACATACTTTGTGTCTTCAGGGAACTGTAGTTTATTGATCATAAACGTTGTGCCCCAATGACTCCACTGTGTACCAAAGATATGAACCATGTCTAACTGCCACTCGTTAGGATAATAGTTGAAATTGAATTCTGAATAATCTAATTCACTGTTTAATACCCAGCATAGATCAGTGTTTGATCTATTGATACAACGGCTGATCGTATCGACCCATGTATTCAAGAAGCGTGTCTTTTGTATCTTAGGATAACGTTCTTTTAGTTTTTCGAATCGTTCATTAGATTCTATGTTGCCTCTGTCTGCAAAGAACATGTCACTTGGCTTGAACAATGTCGCTAGATATTCTTCGTCTGCTTTTTTGCTACCTTCGACAAAGTTGAAGTCGGTATTACCCTTAGTATATGAAGGACCTATGACGAAATATGTCTGCGTGATCTCTGAGTCTGGACTACCGAACACATGCACATAACGTGCCTGTTCGATATTAGGTCTCCAGTTGAAGTCGAATTTGCTATAATCGATGTTATCACGTATAGCCCAGAATACTTCATCAGGATGCTGATTCACTAGATCGGCTAGTGTAGTCTTCAATGTGTAGACTTGTGCTGTGATGTTCCATTGTCCATTGCCGTCATCGACTGCAACTTGATCGTCAGTCTTATACACACGCTGTAATCTTACTATCTCTCCGTTATTATCAGGAGTGATATATGCAGGGCCGTCGTCATCGTTAACAAGAGTACCGAACTGATAGATATAAGGAGGTGCTTCAGGGTGTGGTACCCAACTAAAATCGAAATCACTTACATCGATGTTCTCTGCTATGTACCAATTCTTCTTACTGACCTTAGTCTTCGCTTTGATGTTTTCGATATACTTGTTATCGAAAGCGCCAGGTGTGATGTACTTAGGACCGCCACGATTGTTCCACTGAGTAGCAAACTCATACACATATGGAGGACTATGCGGGTCTGGTCTCCAAGTGAAATCAAAACTATCTGTATCGATATTATCAGGTACTACCCACTTATCCATCTGTGCTACAGTATGTGCTATAACATTGTTCACATACTTGATCTCTGTAGCACCGGGCACGACATAACGTAATGTAGGTTCTACTTCTGCTTTATGCCACTGATTACCGAACACATAGATATATGCTGGATCGCCCGGATCAGGTATCCAACTGAAGTCAAACTTGTTCTTATCTACAGGAATCAATTCTTCCCATCTATCCATGTTTGGCTTTAACTTAGCCTTGATATCGTTGATGTACTTGTATTCTGTAGCACCTTCTATGCGATACTCAAGTGTAGGCATTTTTTCTGCCGGGTAATGTTGATTACCAAACACATAGATATATGCCGGATCTTTAGGATTGGGCCTCCAACTAAAGTCAAAACTATCTTCGTCTATATACTGTAATATAGTCCAAGGTCTTTTGTCTGCGGCTGCTGGAACTACTACGTCTTGTACATACTTGATCTGTGTAGCACCTTTGACCATGTACTCCATAGTAGGTTCGATCTCAGCCTTGTTCCACTGATTACCAAACACATAAATGTATGGAGGATCGTTTGGATGCGGTACCCAACTGTAATCGAATTTACTTTCATCTACTGGAATCAATGAATCCCACTTAGATTTGTCAGGTAATGTTTTCGCTTTAATCTTTGTATTATACTTGGTGCGTACTGCACCTGGTACAGTATATATAGGACCTCCCCTATCATTCCATACTGTAGAAAATTCATAGATATATGATGGTTCTGTATCGTCAGGGTGCCAACTATAATCTATAGAAGTAGCATCTACGTTTGCAGGTATAGTCCAGTTCTTTTTATTAGGTAGCCTGATTACTTTTAATATACTTCTATCAACATACACGACTTCACTATCAGATGTTGCACCTGGACTTACGTATTTAGGACCACCTGTCTTTTGATGCTGTGTACCAAACTGATAGATATAAGGTTTTTCTACTGTGTCATCTGGATGCCAACTAAAATCAAAACTATCTAAGTCTATGCCGTCTGGTATCTCCCAGTTGTCTCCCTTAGGCAGAATCTTTGCTACTGTGCCACGCTCATACTTAGTTGCTAGGGCTCCTGGAATCACATAACGAGGACCTCTAGTCTTTTGCCACTGAGTGCCGAATTGATAGACGTAGGGAGAATCAGTAGCATCTGGATGCCAACTGAAATCAAATTCACTTACATCAACATCCTCAGGAATTTGCCATTTAGGATCTGCGGGATTAGGTAACATCCTCGCTTTTGATCCTGACATATA